ACTCTACTGCCGCAGTCGCCGCCGCCACTAATTTGTGGGGGACAGGTATGACATCAAATACGGTAGGCATTAGGCCCGGAAGCGTATCCCCGTCCTCATCAAACAAAGTAATTATGTACTGCTTCGCCGCCGTCGCGGGCTACAGCGCCTTTGGTGGCTTTACTGCAAATGGCGTCTCCGGTGACGGGAATTTTATATACCTTGGTTTCCGCCCCCGGTTCATCCTGTATAAGCGGACAGACGCAGCTAGTTCATGGTTTATTCAAGATACCGCGCGCCAAAATTACAATGTGCAGGGGCCGGAATTGTATCCAGAAAGTTCTGCGGTAGAAAACACGGCCACAAGGTTGGATATACTTTCGAATGGCTTCAAGATTAGAGTGACCGGCGGCTCCAATCCTAACGTGTCTGGCGCGACGTATATCTACGCTGCCTTCGCGGAAAATCCATTCTCAAAAGCCTTGGCCTTTTAGGAGCAAACAATGTCATTTGTCTTAGACGGCAAAAACCTTCCTCTTGATACTCCCTTTGAGCATGATGGAACTTCGTTCCCTGCCAACTGGCTGCGTCTCGCCACGCCAGAGGAACGTGCTGCAATCGGTATTACGGAAATACCGGATTATCCCCGGCCAGATGACAGATTTTTTTGGGTTAGCGGCCCCAACCCGGATGGCACATGGACTGCGATCCCGAAAGATTTGGCTGGTCTGAAAACGACATGGGCTTCGCAATTCCGCCAGACGGCTTGGACGCTGCTTGATCCGTCCGATTGGCTTGTCACGCGCAAGACCGAAATTGGCACGGAAATCCCGGCTGATTGGCTGTCATACCGCGAAGCCGTGCGGACGACATGCGCGCTGGCGATCAGCGACATGGAAGCGACGACTGATATTGACGCTTTCATCGCGTCAGTTACCAGTGTACAGTGGCCGGTATCGCCAGATAATCAACCAGTTGTTGAAGCAGCGCCGCAGGAATAACTAGATGGCTGGGCTTACCCTCCTTCGTGTCGTCAGCAATGAAGAACTTGATCGCGCCGAACGTGAGCGTATGGATCAAGAGGTTCAGGCTCGACAGCAGGATTCTGTTATTCTTGGCCTGTCCGCATATCTCAAAAGATGTTGGGATGCGGCGCGCATTGCTCGTGAGCCAATTAGCCACATCATGCTTCGCGCCATGCGGCAGCGGAATGGTGAGTATGAAGCCGACAAGCTGAACGCGATCCGCAATCAGGGCGGGTCCGAAGTCTATATGATGCTCACGGAAGTGAAGTGTCGTGCGGCTGAAAGCTGGCTTCGAGATATTCTTCTCGACACCGGTTCACCGCCGTGGGACTTGTCGCCCACGCCGATTCCCGATCTCCCCCCGGATGCAAGCGCTGAGCTTCAGAGTGCTTTCGCTGAAGAAGTGATGGCAGTTATCCAAGCAACCGGCGAAGCGCCGTCTAAGGGTCAACTCCTTGAATTAAAAGAAGTTGTCTCACAACAGTATCGGTTCAAAGTTCTTCAGGCGGCGCAGATTCGCGTCGATAAGATGAAGATCAAGATTGAAGATCAGTTCACCCAAGGCGGTTGGCCGGAGGCGTTCAATGAGTTCATTACTGATCTGGTTACTTTCCCTTGCGCTTTCGTTAAGGGTCCGGTCGTTCGCCGTCAACGCCATCTTAGCTGGACGAAAGGTCCAGATGGTAAGACCATCGTTGAAGCAGGCGAGAGACTTGCGCCGGAATTTGAACGGGTAAGTCCGTTCAATATTTACCCCGAGCCGGGCATTACCCGGATCAATGACGGCTATCTGTTTGAGCATCACAAGCTCAGCCGGTCGGCTCTATCTGACCTCATTGGTGTCCCCGGTTACGACGACCAAGCAATCCGCAAGGTACTGGAAGTTGGCCCCGGCCAGTCTTGGGTCGCGGAGACGATTGAGCAGGAGCGCGAGGAAGAAGAACGCAAGTTCTATACCGAGATGCGCCCGACCGACATGTTTGACGCTCTTGAGTTCTGGGGCAAAGTCAGCGGCAAGATGCTCCGTGACTGGGGTATGAGCGATGCCGACGCTCCCGATGAGGCTCAGGAGTACGACGCCAATATTTGGCTCGTCGGCAACTATGTCATCAAGGCGATCCTGAACTACGATCCGCTGGGTGAGAAGCCCTACGCCAAGACGTCGTTCATCAAGACTCCCGGCTCATTCTGGGGTCGTGGCATTCCTGAGATTATCGAAGACCTGCAGAATATCTGTAACGCTGCGGCCCGCGCCCTTGTGAACAACATGGGTATTGCATCTGGCCCGCAGGTCGAGGTTAATCTGGAGCGTATCCCCCCGAACGAGGATATTACCCAGCTTCATCCTTGGAAAATTTGGCAGGTTCTCAACGATCCGCTGGGCGGCTCGGCTCCGGCTGTTCGGTTCAATCAGCCTAATGACAATGCCAATACGTTGATGGCTGTTTATGAACGGTTTAGCCGTTTGGCTGACGACCATTCTGGTATTCCGTCCTATATCTACGGCGACGTCGATGTGAAGGGCGCTGGCCGTACAGCCTCTGGCCTATCCATGCTGATGGGTTCGGCTGGTAAGGGTATTCGTCAGGTCGTCATGCACATCGACAACGACATCACGATGCCAATCGTTGAGCGTCAGTTTATCTACAACATGCGGTACGATGCTGACGAGTCGATCAAGGGTGACGCGCAGGTTATCCCGCGTGGTGCCGTCAATCTGGCTGTCAAAGAGACCGTCAACATGCGCCGCGTCGAGTTCCTCAACGCCACTGGCAACGAGATCGACATGGGCATCATCGGCAAGGATGGTCGCGCAGCCATCCTTCGTGAAATTGCTAAGGGTCTGCAGATGCCGGTCGATGAGATCGTTCCGTCACGCGAACGGCTGGGCATTACCCAGCGTTCTCAGGCTGCGGCTCAAGCGGCTGTACCCCAGCAACCGCAAGGTGCGATGGTGGACCAAGCAGGTAATCCGGCAGGCGGCATGAGCGCCGCTACTGCCAGACCGCAAGGCGGTGGTGCGTGATTCGTCCTACTCCAGAACTTCTTCAGCAATGGGCTTCAATTTCTCGGTCGCATCCAGCTATCCTCGAATGGATTTCTGAGTGGCGTCAGCGGGAGTTGAATCAGCTACCATATGTTGGAGCAGATGCTGTTAACTTGGCCCAAGGGCGCTGCCAAGTGTTGACAGAAATATACAAACTAGTACAAGATGCCCCTGATATGGCAGCAGAATCTCGGAAGAGGTAGCCGCCATTTAACCATACGCATACCGAGAGGAGCGTTCTATGACCATTCCTGAGCAGATTCGCCGCCAGTCTGAGGCTGTGGAGAAGTTCTACAAAGACAAGGGAACCAATTCTGAGACAGTTGAGGCTAAGACCGATGAGACTGGAGCAGAAGGTTCTAAGACTGTAGAAGTTCAGCAAGCCGACAGTGGAGAGAATACTGCAACTGCGCCTACTCCTAACGAGCAAAGGCAGGTAGGCAACAAGGAGAACGAAGAGACTTACGAGAAGCGGTACAAAACGCTTCAGGGTATGTACAACGCGGATACGGTGCGACTTCGTACCGAGAATCAGCAGTTGAATCAGCGACTTACCCAGATGGAGCAGTTGCTTTCTACGCTTTCGGCAGCGCCCGCATCAAGTTCGGGAACCGTCCAGAAGCTAGTGACTGATAAAGACGTTGAAGAATATGGCGACTCCCTCGAAGTCATGCGTCGTGTGACGAAAGAGGAAGTGTCCGCTGCCAACCAGCGGATTGCCGAGCTAGAGCATATGGTTCGCCAGATGCAGGCAAGCGTTCTTCCGCGTGTTGAACAGGTCGCACAAAAGCAAGCGCAATCATCTGAACAGCTATTCTGGTCGGAACTGTCTGCGAATGTCCCCGAATGGAGAGACATCAATGCGGACGAGAACTTCCTGAATTGGCTTACGGAAGTTGATCCTCTGACGGGCGCAACCCGGCAGGTGTACCTTGAAGATGCCCAGAGACATCTGGACGTCCCGCGCGTCGTGAATTTCTTCCGTACTTGGCAGGGTATGAATGGTCGGCAAGTTGCTCAACCACCTCGGAGCGCAGCTTCCGAACTTGATAAACAGGTTTCTCCCGGTCGTAGCCGCAATGGTGGTTCGCCCAGTGGGAATCAGGCCAAAGTGTACGGGCCGGAGGACATCAAAAAGTTCTTCGACGATGTGCGTAAAGGCGTTTATCAGGGCAAAGAGGCTGAACGCGACCGAATTGAACGCGATATTTTCGCCGCACAGCGCGAAAATCGCATAGTCGCAACAGGTTAAGTGGAGCTATTCCATGTCTTATCCGGTCTCTTCGGGCCGTCCGAACTACTCGGGGAACTTTATCCCTGAGATTTGGTCGGGCAAACTGATCCAGAACTTCTACGACGCCACGGTTCTCGCGGCGATCTCTAATACCGATTACGAAGGCGAGATTCGTAATCAGGGTGATACGGTCAACATCCGTACCATTCCGAACATCACGATCCGTGACTACGTCAAGGGTCAGAATCTCGTTGTCGAAAACCCCGACAAGCCGAAACTGCAGCTTGTCATCGACAAGGGCGAGTACTTCGCTTGCGTTGAGGATGACATCGACCGCGTCCAGTCGGACGTCAAGCTGATGGATATGTGGTCCAAAGATGCTTCCGAGCAGATGAAGATCAAGATCGACCAGCGCGTTCTGACCGACATGCTGCCGGACATTGCCGCCACCAACAAGGGCGCGACGGCTGGTGCTGTCTCTGGTGCGTTCAACCTTGGCACGACCGGCGCTCCGCTGACGGTCACCAAGGACGGCGCTACCTCCACGACTTCGGTTACGGACCTTGTCGTTGACATGGGTACCGTTCTCGACGAGGCGAACTGCCCGGAACAGAACCGCTTCCTTATCATCCCGGCTCGTATGGCTGGCTTGATTAAGAAGTCGGAACTGAAGGATGCTTCGCTCACGGGCGACAGCCAGTCCATTGTCCGCAATGGCCGTCTCGGCATGATTGATCGTTTCACGATCTACGTCAGCCACAATCTGAAAGTGACGTCCAGCACGAAGTACCACATCATTGCTGGTACTAAGATGGGCCTGACCTTCGCTTCTCAGATGACTGAGATGGAGACCATTCGTTCGGAGACGACGTTCGGTGACATCGTTCGTGGCCTGCAGGTGTATGGCTACAAGGTTGTCAAGCCGGAAGCGCTTGTCGAATCCGTCATCAGCTTCTCGTAAGGAGGACTATAAATGGCTACTTATACGGACTCCTACGGGTTCAATAAAGGAACGGCTGCGTTCCCGGCTTATGGCGACACCCGCATTTCGTACATCGAAGTCGAACTCGACTTCGCTGCGATTGTGGCTGCTCGTTCGGCTGCTAGCGCCACGGCGCTGGCTGCGGCTGACATTCTTCAGGTCATACAGGTTCCGGCCAATGCCGTGATTCTGCACGCTGGCTTTGAAGTCACGAAGGTCGAATCGACCAACACGACGGCTACCTTTGACCTTGGTTTCACGGGCGGTTCGCCTGCTGCCGCCAATGCCTTTGGTAACGACGTTGCGTCGAACGCCCTTGCTTGGTCGTGGGCTGCTGGTACCGGTCTGGCGAATCCGATCATCGTCGGTACGTCGAACGATACCATCGACCTGCTGATTAACACGGCTGCGCCTACGGACTGCGTCCTCCGCTGCTTCGCGGTTGTTCTTAACCCGAACTGATCGTAGGGGCTTCGGCCCCTACTTTCTCATAGGAGGATTCAATGTCTGTTTATGACGGCGTAACTCATTCCCGTCTTAAGGCGATCAACCTTGAGGCTGACAATGCGACGTTGACGACGGCGACCATTACGAATCCCCGGTTTACTGGGGTTGTTCTGAATGTTCGCAAGCGTCTGACGATTGCGCAGGTTAATGCTGGCGTCGAACTCGTTGCGGCGGTCAGCGGCAAGTCCATTCGTATGGTCAATTGTAAAGCCATTGCGGTTGGTGGCGCTGCTGGTGCGGTCACGACGGTCGATGTCACTGGTACTTCGTCCACTTCGCGTAAGCTCGTTGCTTTTGCTCAGGCCAGCCTGACGCAGAGCACTGTTCTTACCGCTGGTGGCTCGGGTGCTGCTGTTCTCGCTGACGGTGCGTCTTACACGGCGAACGACGCCGGTACGGCGATCAACGTGAGCAAGACCGGTTCTAGCGTCACGACGGCTACTCATATTGACGTTATCTTTGATTACGTCCTTGAGTAATTGGTAGGGGGCTTAGCCCCCTATCTTTCTTTTTAGAGGGCCGGACATGCCATCAAATCTTACCGGTAGTAAGATCAATGAGACTTACTCCCAGTTATTGCATATTGACGGTGGCCCTGCGGCTACCGAGAAAGCCGTTCTTAGCGGTACAGGCGTTGCAACTGCCCTCAATCTCGGCATTAACTCAGCGTCTATTGGTAATATTCGCATCAGCGGCAACTCCGTTTCTGCACTCAGCGGTAACGTCGAGATAGCCAATGCCGCCATCTCGGGTGGCTCAATCACAGGTATTGTCGATCTCCCCATCGAAGACGGCGGCACAGGTGCGTCCACCGCTGTCGGTGCAAGAACCAATCTTGGTCTCGGCACTATGGCGACTCAGAACGCGAACGCTGTAGCTATCACGGGTGGTACGATCTCTGGTGCTACGATCCCACTATCTAGTATTTCTGACCTGAAGTACGGCGAATTTTATTCCACGTCTGATCAGACGGCTTCAGCAAACACTGCGACAGCAGCTACATTTACTAATTCAGCTTCATTTAATTCCGGCATTACGGTCGCGTCTAATTCGCGTATTACGTTTGATACCGCTGGTTTATATGAGATTACTACTAGCATCCAGTTTATAAATGCTGATGCTGCTAATGAACATGATGCTACCGTTTGGTTTCGTAAGAACGGTACTGATATTACAGCATCTGGTTCGAGAGTAACAGTGCCAAAAGCAAACGCGGGTGGCGCATTACTCTTTCAAGTTACGATTATGGAGAGCGTAACTGCTACTCAATATATTGAAGTGTTGTATGCTGTTGAAAGTGCTAACGTATCTCTAGATTATATAGCTGCGTCCAGTTCTCCATTCGTAGCTCCTTCAATCCCTTCTATTATTCTTGTAGCCAAGAGGATTGCATAATGCCTAAGACTCCCGCATGGACGCGCAAGGAAGGTAAGAATCCTAAAGGCGGTTTGAACGCCAAGGGTCGTGCTTCCTATAATGCTGCTAATCCGGGTAAGCCCGGATTGAAAGCACCGCAGCCTGAAGGTGGTCCACGCCGTGATTCTTTTTGTGCCCGTATGAAAGGTATGAAGAAAAAGCTAACTAGCGCAAAGACGGCAAACGATCCTAACTCGCGTATTAATAAATCTTTACGCGCTTGGAATTGTTAATGAAACAAGTTTGGGACAAACCTCGACCTAAAGGATTAGGCCCGAGTAAAAAATTAACGGCAGCGCAAAAGGCAGGTGCGAAAGCAGCGGCCAAGAAAGCTGGCCGAAAGTATCCAAATCTCGTCGATAATATGCGTGCTGCTAGGAGCAAGTGATGGCTAAAGCCCCTATGAAAAAACCCAAAGGTCCGGCTCTGATGATCGTCGTTATGAAAAAGGGTAACGGCGGTAAGAAGATGAAGGGCGGCTGCGAAGACGACGAGGGTGAAGAGTACCGTAAAGGCGGTATGGTTCGTAAGCCCAAGAAAAAGGGTTGCAAATGACCAGATGGCTTCGCCATAAGCAAGACGGTACGATCTACGAATGGGATCGGTATCTTGCTGCCCACCCCAAATTGGAAGAAGTTTCTGAGGAAATCGCTTTTCCTGAGAAGTTCTTGACACCCAGTATTTCAGCCCGCGTTGCTCAGTTTTCTGAGGAAATCCCAGCCGCCGAAGAGGTGGCCGAAGTCGTGGCGGCTTTAGAAGCTGCGACAGAGGAGCCAGTTGCCGGGTTGAAAGTGTCGCGCAAAGGCAGGAAACGTAAGGGAGTTGACCTCCATACGGATGACATTCCTGAAGAACCTGAGTATAGTAACCCGGAACTCAATGCCGAAGCCTCGCGGGGACTGTAAGTGACGCCAACCGAAGTCATCACCGAGGTCAGGAACATCCTGCAAGATGCTGATACGCCCTATCGGTACAGCGATAGCGACTTGCTTGGGTATCTTAACCAGACGATCAAACGTATGGTGGTGCTTCGGCCTGATCTCTTTGGGGAGATCGGGGATATTCCCACGACGGCTGGCACTGCAGTCCAGTCCCTTCCGACTGATGCGCTTCGGCTTATTGACATCTTTCAAGTCAAAGGTGGCAACGCGATTACGGAAGTAGACCGCGAGACGATGGCTCGGTATTATCCAGATTGGATGAACGCAACCGCTGGTTCTCCTGTCAACTTCATGCGGCACGTTAAGAACGCTGAGCGTTTCTTTTTATATCCGCCTCCGGCTTCAGGCACCGTGCTAGTTGGGGAATACTCCAAGATTCCTGCTGACTACGCACTTACGGATACGATTACTAAGCCAAGTGATGCGTTCTTTCCTACATTGGTAGATGGCGTAGTGTGGCTGGCTGAGTCGGCTGACGATGAGAGCATCAACTCGAAACGGGCTGAGTTCTTCCTGCAACTCTTTACGAGCCAGCTTAGTGCATCGCTTCAGAGCCGCACTGTCACAGATACCAAACCTGCTGGCCTTAAACCTTCTCGCACTGACCAGATTATCGGTGAGGTGATCTGATGACTGATCGTGCTTTCTCTACATTGATTCAAGAAGTTAGTGCTAATGTGCCGGGCTGTCCGCAGCCCGTTATGCTCCGTGAGATTCGTAAGGCGGCTATCCGTGCTTGTGAGCGTTCTCTCCTGTGGCGGCATGTAGAGCCGACGTTTAATCTGTCTCCCGGCGCATATGAGTATGCGTATAACAAGCCGGTAAACTCGGATGTCCATGTGGTATTCGATGCCATGATGAACGGACAGCCGCTGAAAAAGCTAACGCTCGAAGAAGCGCTGTATCAATACCCACAATGGGCTGACTTGTTCAGCGGGTATTCTGCTGATGTTGCTTGGAGCGAAACTACTAAAGCCTCGCTGAACTCTAAGCAGTTTAATAATAGCGAGTTCAACGAAGCAAACACTTATAGCTCATTAGAAGCTATAGATTCTACAGACGCAGCAGACCTGCTGACTCAAGAGAGTGGCAGCGCGCTGTTGCTGGAAACCAGTACTGGTACGCGTACGTCATCAGCTATCAGTCTCCTGTATGCTCGTGCCGACCTCTCTGGCAATTTCAATATCCTTGACCCAACGATGGAAGCAGGGTCGGAACCTCGGGCAATTTGCCAAGTTCTTCCGAATCGGTACCTCGTTCTCCCCATGCCGGACAACGATAAGACTTACACTATGCGCATGTTCTACGCGCTTAAGCCGAAGCGGGATGCTGAGGGCATGGAAGAACACGCGCTTGATGAACTGGAAGATGTTATCGTTCATGGTGCGTTGCAGCAGCTTCTTGTTATGCCTAATGTTTCTTGGGGTGACCGAGAGTTAGCATCATATCATTCGCGGCAATATCTGTTCCATCTCACTGAACGGCGCGCTCGTGCCAATCTATCCAACATGCGTGGTTCTATGACAGCCCGCAGCCCAAAATTTGCGTAGGAGACAGGGATGACTGTCAAATTTAAGAACAACGCTGTTGGTTATCTCTCCACAGCAATATCCAGTTCAGATTCCAGTGCTACCCTCACGACGGGAGGTGGCGCAGCATTCCCGACTCTTTCGGCTGGCGAGTACTTCTACGCGACGATCACTGCGACCAGCGGTGTTTATGAGATTGTGAAGGTCACTTCGCGTTCGACGGATGCGATCTCCATCACTCGCGCACAGGAAGGCACGACGGCGATTGCCTTTCCGCAAGGGTCGATTGTTGAACTTCGCATTACGGCGCAGGCTATCACGGACGCCATCAGCGATGCGTCCACGACTCTGCAGACTGAGACCTTTACTTCTGATGGTTCTGGCACTTCGGTTGGTCTGCACATCGGTTCCGGCAAAACGCTCAACGCTACGGACGGAACGGTGCTTCTTCCGACGGCTGCGGCTCCGGCTCAGACGGCTGAAGGCTCAGTTGTGTGGGATAGCGACGATAATCTGCTAACAGTCGGTGACGGCTCCAGCCGCAAAGTGATGGTCGATACGGCTACGGCCCAGACGCTAACTAATAAGACGCTCACGGCCCCAGTCATTTCGACTATTTCGAATACTGGCACGCTGACGCTTCCGACTTCGACGGATACCCTTGTTGGCCGGGCTACTACTGATACGCTAACCAATAAGACATTAGCTAGTCCGTCCACTACGGGTACCCTGTCACTCGCTGCTGGTACAGCTACGACTGCACCACTCAAATTTGTGGCTGGTGTAAACCTTTCAACGGCTACGGCTGGTGCGACTGAGTACGACGGCGCTGTGTTCTATGGCACGACGGCTGCGAACTCTCGTGGCATCTGGCCTATCGAACATTTCATGGTTCTTACTTCTGCCAACACGTTGTCAAGTCAGACAGCAGTGCAGCCAATCTTTGATGGTGGCGGCGGTACAACCAACGGCGCGATTACGCTGCCCATCGGCACTTACTTCTTCGAGTGCGCTTTCTCTTTGACGAGTATGAGTTCATCTAGTGGGTCATTCGGTTTTGCCCTTGGCGGCACAGCCACGATTTCCCAATCTTGGCGTTCTTCGGCGGCGAAACCCTCGGCTCTTGCTACGGCGACCGCGATGGAGCAGGCGTTTAGCACGACGGCTAATACTTCGCTTACGACTGCTAACACCAATACGGTAGGCATGGCTTATATCAACGGCGTCATCCGAGTCACAGTTGCTGGCACAGTGATTCCGCAGGTCTCTCTCGGTGCGGCTAATGCTGCAATCGTCGGACTGGATAGTTACTTCCGTGCATATCAGATCGGTAATGCGTCTGCGACGTACGTTGGAAACTGGGGGTAATCCATGGCTGATTCTCCGATACGCTGGGATTTCTCCTTGGGAAACATAATCAACCTTGTTGCGATGGGAGTCGCAGTTGCCGTCGCTTGGGGGTCTATGTCTGAGCGCAGTGACTTAACCCATAAAGGAATCAAAGAATTGGAGTCGATGCAGAACGCTGCAGAGGCTCGTATTCGTTCCCTCGAGACAGGCCAAGTTCGGTCCGATGAAAGACTGGCTAGTATTCTGCAGATTGTCAGCCGGATAGAAACTAGACTGGAAAAAGAGGGGCATAAATAATGGGGTACAAGCTAGGTACTCGCTCCGAGCAGCGGCTTAAAGGCGTACATCCTGATCTCGTCAAGGTAGTTCGTCGTGCCATTGAGATTTCTCCGATTGATTTTACCGTCCTTGAAGGCAAGCGTACGGTGGAACGCCAACGGGAGTTATTTGCCAAGAAGGCTACGCGCACCATGAGGTCACGGCACATTCACGGATTCGCTGTTGACCTCGCGCCGTTGATTAATGGCGAAGTTCGCTGGGATTGGCCGTTGTATAATCAGCTTTCGAAGGTGGTGAAACAAGCAGCGAAGGATGTTAAAGTCCCTGTAGAATGGGGCGGCGACTGGACTTCGTTCAAAGACGGTCCGCATTGGCAGCTTCCGCATAAGCTCTACCCGGACCCGAAGAAATGATGCACCCGGATCACTTTGATTTCTTTATGAAACTAGTGATCGCTGGTATTGCTGCACTTGCAGCATCTGTGTCTGCTAAACTTGGAATGGCTGCGGCCCACGCATGGAGATCATTATGATTATCGGATGGCGCACTTATCTTCTTTCGGCTCTGACGGCAGCGTTCGGCGCTCTCGCGGTCGCTGATTGGAACTCGTTTCTGCAAGACCCCAAGGCGGGCTGGTCGATTATCGCTATGTCTGTCATCATGGCAGTCATGCGTTCGGTCACGACTACGCCGCCCGGCGAAAAATAATGTACACGTTTGTTGCAGCGGTTACGTTTTTCGCTGTTCTTATTGCTGTTCTTTTTATGGCTGTGTGGGCTGCTATTCGCATGGCTGAAGAGAAGGGTCGTACGGAAGGCGAAAGCGATCTTCGTAAAGCGCAACAAGACGATGCCCGTAGGAGATTAGAGAATGCGATGGCTGCTGATTCTAAGTCTCGCGCTGACTCCGCTTCTGGCAAGTTGCGCGAAGACGACGGCCACCGCCGAGACTAGTTGTTTGGTCTGGCGTCCGATATCATGGTCTAAGAAGGATACGGATCAGACCATTGAGGAAGTGAAGGCGCATAATGCGCGACGTAAAGCATACTGTGAGGAACAATGAAGAACGCTGCTAGCAAATCCAAAGCGATGATGCCGAAAGGCAAGATGGTTGGCAAAGATAAAGCGATGATGCCCGCTGAAAAGAAGATGCCTGCTTATAAGAAAGGCGGCATGGTCAAGAAGGGCGGCTGCAAGTAAATGCCAGCAATTAAGGTCACCAGTTTTTTAGGTACAACTCCGAAGTCCGCTTCGGAGTTATTACCGGCTACGGCTGCGCAAATTGCACAGAATTGTAAACTATATTCTGGTGATCTTATCCCTTTTAATACTCCGCACATCGTGGCTTCTACGTCTCGAACTGGTACTATTCGCACATTGTATGCGCTTAGGAATCCAGATACAGATGATCTGGTGTGGTTGTCTTGGTTGACTGACGTTGATATTGTTACACCTGCGCAGGACTCGCTTAACGAACAGCGGTTCTATTATACTGGTGACGGCAAACCCAAAGTTAGTAACTATAGGCTGGCTACTTCTGGTACTGCACCATATCCATCGGCCAATGGGTTCTATGAACTTGGTTTGCCTCTACCGACGACTAAACCAACAACGACGGCCACGGCATTTACAGCCATAACGACTGCAAATTACAGCCGAGACAATGCTAATAACGTCACCGTGACGACGAGTGCTGCGCATAATATTAAAGACGGCGCATCCATCTCTGTCTCCGGCTTGACGCCTACCACATTCAACGTCGTGACGACGGCAACGGTCATTAGTTCGACGTCGTTCAGTTACTACGCAGTCGGCCCGTCCGGCACTACGACTGGTGGTACGATTGATCTTGGTGGGTCTATCCAAGGGCGGACGTATCTTTATACGTGGTACACACCATGGAATGAGGAGTCTGTAGGGTCTGATCCTTCAACCGCGCTATTCATCAAGGAAGGTCAGATCGTTACGGTCACTAATCTTCCGACTGCGCCGCCTTCAGGTACGAACTTTATTCGTGGTATTCGCTTATATCGTACGCTGTCAGGTACGACTCAGGCTGAATATTACCGCCTTCAGACCCTATGGTATCCCAATTCTATTACGACTGTGTCGAGATCATCTAATGTCTCCACAGTTACGTTTACATACCCACATAATCTTATCGCTGAAGATCGGTTCAAGATCAGCGGTTGTAGCTCTGCGTCATTCGACATTACCGGTGGCTCTGTCGTTGATGTGATAGACGAGTATTCATTCACCTACGCTCAGACTGCATCTGATATAGCTAGCACATCAGCTACTGGTACAATGTATTATGACATCTCCGAAACTCCGACTAGTACGGCTAGATATTGGGGTGACGGAGGTAATTATGATTTTACCGATGACTTCAACTATAAGAGTCTGACTAGCACTCTAGCCACCAATGATTATCTCGCGCCGCCGGATGACCTTCAAGGTCTGACCGTGGTGCAGAACTCATTCTTGGCTGGCTTCGTCGGTAACGATCTATATTTCTCTGAGCCTAATCAATATCATGCGTGGCCTGAAGGATATAAGCGGTCGTTCGAAAGCAACATCGTCGGTCTTGCTTCTATCGGTAGTCAGTTGCTGGTGTTGACTGAGTCGTATCCGTACATCGTTGATGGTTCTGATCCTGCTGTTATGACGCAGTCCAAATTGCCGTCGCGGTATCCTTGTCTGAACCGCAAGAGTGTCGTCGAGACTAGCTTTGGCGTGGTTTATGCAACCCATGACGGCCTCGCTGTATGGGCTCCATCGGCTGGTGCGCAGCTTCTCACGCGTCTGATTCATAGTAGTGATACGTGGAACGAATCGCTTGATCCATCTACGCTTGTTGGTACGTCCTATAAGGATACCTACTTCGCTTCACACTCGGCTGGGTCTATCGTTCTCGAACCCGGTGCCAAGCAAGAGACTCCGTCGTTTGTCGATTCCAGCTTTACATTCTCCTCTGGCTGGTATGATTCGCTGACAAACATCTTGTATGTTACGTCAGGTACAAATGGCGACATCTATCATTGGGATGATTTAACACAGCCCTCACTGCAGATGACTTGGAAATCCAAAACTCTGGTTACCAAGGACTATATCAATCTCGGTGCAGCCCGCGTTATTGCCGACTATGCTACGAACGAGACCCCATATGAGTGGGCGACGGCTGCGGTTGATTGGGAATCTGCTGACCAGATTTGGAACTCTGACGATCCGATTACGTTTAGACTGTACGTCAACAAAGAATTGAAGTTCACTAAGATTTGTACAAGCACTGATGTTTTCCGTATGCCTAGCGGATACAAGAGCGACACGTTTGAGTTTGAACTAGAGAGTTATATTCGTGTCCGTGCTGTCCATCTTGGCGACATGCCCATCTCACTGAGGGATGCGTAATGTCTAGGTTCGCAGTCATTCCGCCTGTTCCATACGTCGGAGCGCCACCGTGGGAAGTTCAGGTTCTTGGTGCGATGATTCAGAACGTAGACCTTCTTACGGCAAACCGTGAGCGCGATAGTCTTACGACTCAAGCTGTCCTGCGGTCTACTTATAATGTCGGCAACATCGTTCCGACGGCTATTCCAGTGGTCATGGATAAACATCCTAACAATACATTGAATGGTGTGACCATCAGCGGGTATCCCAATGCTGCTGTGCTAGACAGTAATTCGTCTACCTATCCGGGTCTTGTTAGTCAGTGTGTACTGGCTAGCGATATGAATAGCATGATTGCGGAAGTTGCTGACTTACGCGCAGCCGTCAATAGTATTATCCAGCAGTTGGTTAAGTGATATGGCCAAGTTCACTGCTATGCCAGCTATACCGTCAAGCGGTGCCCCAGACTGGGAAGTGCAGACGTTGTCTGCGATTAAAGCCAATATTGAACTATTACTTGGCCAGCTAAATAAATCCAATCTGGATACTCAAGCAGTACTTAATAAATCATTCGATCTGACAGACCCCGGCCTTTCTCGTATTACGAGCATAACACCAATATCCATAAGCGATATTGGATATATGACTGTGTCAGGAACGAATCTTATTATAACAAATTCAGGTAGTTGGAATAGCATACCGACTACGATTGCCACATGTGGATACTATGATGATCTGCAACTAATCAAGAACGACATCGCTAATATCCGCGCTGCCGTTGAATCACTTGTCAGTAAACTGGGAGGTGGTTGATGTCATTTGTACCTATCCCCCCAGTTCCATTCTCCGGCGCTTCCGATTGGCAGGTGCGTACGATTGGTGCGCTAAAACAAAACGTCGAGCTTCTCTGCGGCATACGTGGAGAGAAAGACTTAGCCAGCGCTGCGTTGCTTAAGGGCGACGTCAATGTGAACCAAGTTAGTGGAACTATCGCAGAGGCTAGAACACTTCCTCTATATTCAACGACTTCGTTCTCATATAGTGGCAACCAAGTGTTAACATACAATACAGAGTCTGCTAATATCCCAGTCGCTATCAATGCGGCTGCGAGATATAGCGATGCCGTGCTGCTGCTCCAAGAACTGGAAAATCTACGTGTGGCTGTCGCCAATCTTTCTGCAATCTTGAGGTCGTAACATGGTAGACGTAACGAACATGATGATGCCGGACGCAACGCAACCTGTTGATAATGCGCAGGCTCCTGCGTCAACTGCGTCCATGGATTTACCGCCTGCGATTGCAAGCCTTCTCGATATGGGAGCGATAGAACCTCCGATGCAAACCCCCACTGCTGGAATCGCTGGCGCTGTCGGCGGCATGGCTCGTTCATATCAAGTCGGTGGGCAGGTTGGCCCCGGCGGTCAGCCGATTGTTCCCCCCGGTGTAGGTGGTCAGCCCGGTCTTACCCAGCCCGGTGCGGCTCCGCAGATTAGCAACAACCAGTTGATGCAGGAAGCTCAGCGATTCGCTCAGCGCAATCCGCGCCAAGTTCAGCAGATTCAGATGGCTGTGCAGCAGGCGCTTCAGTCTGGCGAACTGACTATGCAGGAACTCAACACCATCGTGCAGATGGCGACCGTGGCTCTACAGAATCCTGAGATGTATCCGCAACTTAGGGCCATGGCGATCCGTGAAGGTCTGGCGACTGAGCAGGATATTAGCCAGCAGTTTGATCCCGGTTTGCTCTTCACCATCGTCGTGCTTGGTCAGTCCATGCAGATGCAGGGCGCTCCGATGGGCGGTGGTCAGCAACCGGTCGCTGAGAACCCAGCTATGACCGCTGGCGCTACTCAGATGGGTGGCGCATCTGGCCCGCAAGTCTCAGGGGCTATGCCGTCCATGGCGACAGGTGGGCCGCTCCCGCCCAAGAGCAATCGTGCTGATGGGTCGATCCCAATTAGAGCGCATGAAGGCGAATATGTTATTCCTGCGCACATCGTTCGTGCTAAAGGTACGGAGTTCTTTGATAAGATGCTCCAGCAGTACAGCGAGAACGAATGAGACCAGACCACTATAAAATCGAGATGCTCAGTGAGGAGCAGGTGGAAAAACTCTGGCCCCAGATGGAGCCATTGTTTAAGCAAGCCTGTGATTCTAATGAGTTATCTCGAACGGATTTATCACCTGAGATAATCTATGACTTAGCTATTGATGGAACCATAGTCATCTTTGCGTTCTATGAAGCAGGTCGTGTCGCTACTGTCCTAGCCATTCAGTTTACAGATACTTACGGCCTACGTGGTGCTGATCTAATCGCCATGGCGGGGCGTAATTTAATGGTATTCAAGAAACTCTTTTGGGAGTACATTCTTGATTGGCTGAGAGCTAACAATATCAAACACGTTGACGCATACGCGAACGAGAGAATTGCAGAGATTTACAAGACCAAGTTCGGGTTTGAAAAATCCTGTCAATTTGTTCGCATGACTCTATGAGGGTACGACCGTGAGCAAAGGATTTTCCAGCGTATTGAAGACTGTGGCGATGATTGCAGTTCCGTTTGTGGCTGCTATCGCTGCTCCGTTCATTGCTCCATTTGCTGCCGCAGGTCTTGGCGCTATCGGTCTCGGCGGTCTCGGTTCTGCTATCGGTCTCGGTTCCGCTGCTGGAGGTATCTCAACCTTGGGTACTGGACTCGTAGGCGCAGCGACAGGTGCAGGTCTTGGCGCAGCGACAGGCGCATTGACTGGACGCGGTGCGCTTATGGGTGCCATCACTGGCGGTCTCGGCGGTGGACTTGGTGCGGCTGCTGGTCTTGGTCAGGCAGTTGGCCTTGCTCCGGCTGCTACTACGGTATCGCCCGCGCTAGCGGCTGCAGTTCCCGGCATTACGGGTATCGGCACTGCGGCGGGTCTTGCTCCTGCTGCTGTTGGCGGCATTGGCGCTGCGGCTTCGGGTATTGCTGGCGCTGCGGCTCCGTCTATCGCTGGTGCAGCCAGTCCGATGTTGTCGAACGTCATCGGCAATCTGGTTGGTAAGTTCGCTGAAGGTATCACGGCTGGTGGCATCGCTGACCTTGCCATGACCATGTACAACAAACCCGAGGAAGGTCTGACTGAGGAAGAGAAGCGGGCTGTGTACGAAACGGCTCAGCTTGCCAATACGAATAAGGAACTGTTCGCGCAGCGTGTCGAGCAGGCCAATGCAGTTTGGCAGTCGGCTCAGGCGAATCCTGAAAAAGCCTATGCGGAAGCACAGTCAGGTGTGCAGCGTGGCCTTCGTGAACAGCAACGTCGCTATGGCACTGGTCAGTACGGCGGCACTGGCTCTTCTGCGCGACAGGCTGCGCTTGGTCGCTCTGCCGCCATCGAAGGTGCGAAGGCTGGTGCGGCTGCTGCTTCGGCTGAGACTGAGCGCTCTGATCGTGAGAAACTCGCCGCTGCTGGCTTGCTTCCGACGTCGGCTCCCATTGGCCCCGCTGCTGCTACGCTTCCGTTCTACGGACTGGCTCAGAAACGCCAAGACGAATACAATAAAGAACTTGCTCGTGCGACGGGTGGTCTCTTTGGCGGCGTTTATAACAAAGCCTCTACTCCGAAGTTCTCCCTCTCCTATGGGCAGTAATTAGATCATGGCTGAACTTGTCTTTGATCCGAACCAATACCTTCGGGAAATGGCCCCGAAGGGCGGTGTGGCTACATCATTCCAAGAGGGTCAGAAGGCTGCAGCCGACATCAGCGCTGCGCAGCAACAGCAGCGTTTGTACCAGCAGCAGATGGATATACGGGAGCAACTGCTCCCGTTAGAATTAGAACAGAACCGCCTCAACATTGCGCGTAGTGGGCTTCAGAACACCATGACGCAGATGCAGATTGATGCGGCGAATCGCCAACTCAAAGCTGCTGAGACTTATACAGGTACGATGGGCGCTGGCCTACCCGGCTACGCTCAGACGGCCACCGGCGCTGGACTTCTTCCGACTGTCGCTGCCCCCGCTGGTGCTGCGGCTCCTGCCGCTGGCTTAACTCCCGGTGCGCTGGGTGCTTATACTACGGTGCCAACGCGACCGACTGACTACACTGCGCGTATGCTGCAGGCTGAAGGCACTGGTCGTAATCTAGCTTCGACGGCGCAGGGGCCGGGTCAGTTTATCGACAGCACATTCGTGCAGACTTTCAAGAAGACATTCCCCGATGCTGCTCGTGGTATGACTGATCCGCAGATTCTTGCTCAACGCGGCACTGGCGTTGAGACTGCGATGCTAAAGAAGTTTACGGAAGATAACCAAAGCGTATTGGCTAGTAAGGGATTTGCTCCGACTAATACCAATACTTATCTTGCACATTTCCTCGGCGCTGGTGGCGCTACTAAAGTACTGTCGGCTGCACCAAATACGCCGATTGAACAGGTCGTTGATGCCGCCTCTATCGCGGCCAACCCGACAGTGTTCAGGCAGGTGCGTACCGCTGGTGATATGCAGCAGTGGGCTGCGCTCAAGATGGGCGAAGCTGGTCCCGGTGTTGCTCCTCCCGGCAGTTCCGGTTTTAGGCAGGACATTAGCAGACTCGGCGCAGGTCTTACCGTTGGTGGTATAGCGGAGACTGTCGGTGGTATGCCAGCAACTACCACTGGTAAATATTTTGCTGCACCTGTATCTAGCGCTCTTAATTATTTAGTAGGCACACCAGAACGTGGTGAGGCTCTTGCCCAGCGTGACGCAAGGGCGCAAGCAGCACAAGCATGGTTCCGGTCTCCGCAAGTTGTCAATGCGCTAACCACGAATCCGACGTTGCTTGCTGAAGCGCAAAGCAATCCGGTGGCATTCTATCAGAAATACAGTGGTGCGCTTGCAGAACCGACGGCTGCTGCGGCTGCACAGCCGCAAGGTCTACCGGCTGAGATGACTGCGCCCACGCCAATGGGTGCGCCGACGGGATTGACTGAGCCGACGACGCCAGCTTCCGTGGTCGCTCCGATTGTTGAGGGTAAGCCCGGCCAGCCGGTGCCGCCGCCGACTGCTTCGACCTATTTGCG